TATTGTCATCGGGATTAATATTGTTGCGAGAAAAGAGATACACTCCCCCAATGATTACAGTAACAATTATTGTGATGATGGCTATCTTTAGACTATTTTTCATATTACGTAAGACGTATTTAACTATATGTACTTACAGTTAGATTTTAGCAGAAAAAACGAATTCTGAAACTTGGCTGGACGCTTCGGTCTCGAACTATCGTGACAAAGCGTTGTAAGGGTATTCTAGCACTCCTTCTACTCTTTGTCTGACCCCTCTCGGTCATGGTATATATTTCAAAATGAGACAAATAAGACACCGTAAGGGTGTCTTGGAACCTGTCTCATTTATCAATATAACCAAATAATATGGCCGTATCTAAAGAACGAATTGATGAGTATAAGGTAATTTATAAGAGCAAGTATGGAGAGGAGCTAACTGATGCAGAAGCTAGTGACCAGGCAAATAGGTTGGCTGGATTTTTCAAAATATTATGGGAAGTTGCACAAGAAGATAACAAAAGAAAAAGGAGGTTGAAAACGGAACCTGATGGGTTTTCTTTAGATAACACATATACCTGCGGTGTATGCCGTAATTCCATAGGACCTTTACAGAATTGGTATTCAAAATTTGGAATAACTTGCTTACCGTGCCATAAAGCACTTATTAGTGAAGTAATCCCTTCGTTTGTTGCTTTTCAAAGGGAGAGTTTCTTTTTAGATTGGCAGTTAAAATCAGACTTTAATATCCACCCAGCAACAGTTAGAAAATATGTTAGAACCGGAGTATTAAAAGCATTAATTATTCCTACAGAATCTGGTGCACCCTATGAATATATTTTCTTAAGAAAGGACAACCCGGGCCTTATCAGTAGACACACTCCTGAATGGAAATCGCACAAACGTAATCGAGATAAAGTATCTCGAAAACAATCCAAAGAACGGGCCCAAAAGATGAGGAAGGAATTTGAGACAAAAAGACAGAAGTGGATAAAGAAAAGAAAGAACCTTGACTGAAAGGTTGAGAAAGGAATATAATGTATGTATCAAAGTTTAGAGCAGGTGTGATATTTCACACTGGAACGACAGAGATTCTCTAAGCGAAGGGTACATCTCTCCTCCGTCAAAAGCGGTTAAGGCTTAAGTGGCTTATCCGCTTTTTGGTTATAACAAAAAAGCTACCTCAAAAGCAGTGACCGCCTCGAGTTAGGTCGATAACTCCATGGTTTTCATAGATGTTTATTCATCTATAACCTAAAAAATAATGAGAACGAATTCAAACATACAAATTGAGTATGTCTCCATAGACTTACTTAAATCTGCGGATTACAACCCCCGCAAGTGGGACTCGGAAGCAGAAAAAGAATTAAAAGAAAGTATTGGAAGATTTGGAATAGTGGATCCTTTATTGGTTAATTCTGCCGATAATCGCAAAAATATTGTCATCGGAGGCCACTTTAGATTATCGGTCATTAAAGAACTAGAAATTAAGAATGTGCCGGTTGTCTATATAAGCATTCCAGATATTGAAAAAGAGAAGGAATTAAATATAAGACTTAATAAGAATACTGGAGAATTTGATTTTGATCTCTTGTCTAAATTCGATGAAACATTTCTTTCAAATGTCGGGTTCTCTTCAGAGGAAATTGATAGTATTTTTGAGATCGATGATACACCCGAGCAATTTGATTTAGAGAAAGAATTAAAGAAACTAAACATAGAAGAAATTAAAGTAAAGAAAGGTGATGTGTATGATCTTAATGGCTCACGATTAATGTGCGGCGACAGCACGATTGAAGCAGACATTCTTAAATTAATGGGTAATGAGAAAGCTGACATGTGCATGACTGATCCACCATACATTTTGGATTACCTTCACGGAAAAACTCGTCACGGTGAAGCTACGTTAGGATTTGGAGCAAAGAAAAATAGAAGATATTTGGAAACAGAAAGTCTGCCGGATAACTTTACTGACCTATGGATGGCTAATGTGGCAAAAGTCCAGAAGCCAGATTTTTCTATTATTATCTTTGAACATCCGAAGAACTTGCGTACCATTTGGAATGCACTTGAGAAGCACTGGAAGTATAGAAATACCATTACTTGGCATGTTCCAAATAGAATGCAGGGCTTTGCTGCTAAATATAAGTTCTTTAATAAACAAGATATAGCCCTTGTTGGATCATCGGGAGATGTTTCTCTTAATCTCGAACCAGAAGATGATGCACTCTTCCAAAATGAATACGAAAATGCATTGTTTGCCACAGCAGGTAAACCTCATTGGGAAGGATATGAAAAAGGAAAGAAAATTTGTCCAACTGATTTCATCAGTCATGTTTCGGCAGACGAGAAATCTTCAGGACAAGGGATAATCTTCGGAACAAAACCGATCGAACTCCTTATCCCCTATATTAAAGTTTTGACTAAACGGAATGATTTGATAGTAGAACCCTTCTGTGGAAGTGGTAGTACTCTAATCGCTGCTGTTAAATTAAATCGTCGGTGTTATATCATCGAAAAATCACCTGTATATGCAGAAGTTGCTTTAAATCGTTGGTCGAAACTAACAGGACTAACTCCAAAGAAAATATATGGATAACGACAAAGAACGACTAATCGAGGCATTGAAAGAAATGCCTATTATTCAGATTGCTTGTAAAAAAGCTGGAGTAAGTCGAGCAACATATTACCGATGGAGAAAGGAGGATAAGAATTTTTTGAGAAACAGCGATGATGCGTTTCTGCATGGCATTGAGTTTATAAATGACATGTCAGAGTCTCAACTCATTACTCTAATTAAAGAAAAGAAAATGCCCGCAATAAGTCTATGGCTTAAGCATAATCACAAACGATATGGCTCTAAGATACAGTCATATATTCCCTCCCTATCAAAAGATGACCTGACTGAAGAAGAAAACCGTATTATATTAGAAGCTCTATCTTTAGTCTCAGGAATTAATAACGATTATGGAAAATCTAGAGAAAATCCTTAATCAAATTAAGGATAATCACAGAGTTAAACAGAGAGTGGCATTTGAGGAGCCGTTTTGGTTTAGTCTTCTGTACCTCCAACATCACTTCACATACAGTCTTGCTCCATTTCAACTTGAAATGCTCCGTCTCCTTAAAAAACCTGAATACGACTTCATTGCGGTGATGGCTTTTCGAGAATCTGGTAAATCAACCATTATGAACCTAACCAATGTCCTATGGTCTATTCTAGGAAAACCACAAAAGAAATTTGTGATTATTGTCAGTAAAACCCAAGAGCAGGCAAAAAATCACTTCCTTAATATTAAAGCTGAGCTAGAGAATAATGAAACTCTAAAAAGTGACTTCGGACCATTCGTTGAGAACGAGGATGACATGAAACGACTATCTTTGGAACTGGTATATCATGGTTCAAAAATTATGTCAGTTCATATTGATCAAAGTATTCGAGGATTAAAATATGGATTACATAGACCCGATCTGATTATCTGTGATGACTTAGAGGATACTTCTGTTTCTAATCGTAAAGAACGAGATTTACTCTATAACAGATTCAGTAAGGAAATTATCCCTCTCGGAAGCGGAAAAACTCGAGTAGTAATTCTTGGAAATCTGTTATCAGAAAACTCTTTAATGATGCGACTAAAGGATGATATTGAGAAAGAAAAATTGATAGGAATATTCAGAGTTTATCCTCTATTGGATGATTATCGTAACAATCTCTGGCAGGAAAAGTTTAAGGATCTCGATGCTATAAAAAAGCTACGAACTAAATTATCAACTGAAGCGTGGGTACGAGAATATCTCTTAACATTTGATGATTATTTCCTGGAAGAGATGGATGATTTGAAAATTGATGAGACTAATGATCAAATGATATCAAAATGGTATCACTTAAAAATAGCAGGGTTGCGAAATACATATCGAGAGAAATTAAAATCTGATATGCCACAGAAATCTCTCATATATCAGATGGAAAAATACGTAATTAGCGCACCAAATGCTGACTCTTTTATTCATCCAGAAAAAGAAGAATTATTACATGAAGTATACCAAGAGTATGTGGAGAAAGAGAAAAAACTTATAGATGAACTTCATCAAGCATTTAAAAGAGCAAGAAGAATAAGAGGATTGGATCAGGCCAATAAAGAGAGAACGGAAATAAGGCTCCCACCTCAAGATATATCATCTATTCTTACTGAAGAAAAACATGATCCTGAAAACATGGAAAAATGGGATGATGATCCTGAATATACAGCATCAGAGAAGTTAAACGAGGAAATATCAATCACACAACAAAAACGTAAAGCAAAAATGGAGAGGATGAAAGAGGCCGGATATTGGGATCCTGAACGTGGTAATTCAGTTATTTACTAAACAGACTTTTTCATTTCATCAATTTTCTGGGTATGAATTTCTATAAATATTTTGACGAGATCCTTGAATAGATTCTCCCAAAGATCAAAATTGGGTTTGGTAAAGTTCCAGGGATTTTTACTTTTTCTTTTAACTCTCTTTAACCATTCATATGGCTTTTCTTTCTTTTCAGGGGTAACGCCTGATTGTTTTTCTTTTTTAATTATTTCTCTTATACATTCCATCATTAAATCAGAGTAAGTAAAAAAACTCCTGAAACCAGCCGCATCAATAAACACTTCTGAAGGTTCAAGACTTTTAGGAAGATGCTCTAGCGACTGATCGTAAGCAAAATAATCACTAGCTGATACACTGTTTTTATCTACACGTACTTCCTCGACCTTAAATTTGTAATTGTCGATAATCATCCAGTTTCTATCTAGAAACTCTTGGTATTCTTTTTTGTTCATGCACTCTAGCGGGTTAGTGCACAGCCGGGTAGCAAAAGGCTCCCAGCCATAGCGATGGAACCTTTCGGCCCCACCCATACCAGTTTCCCGATATGACCCGCTAGAGTGACTCTGACTGGGAGTCCTTTGATCTCTAGCGGGAGATTTGCAACCATATCCTATATTGTTTATAGGGGTTAGGTTGTCTATTAAATTGTTAAGAACATGATACTCCAAAATGGACTACCAGTCCATGTACCTTAGCTTAGATATAGAGACTTGCGAAGTCGAGTTACCAACAGTCTACTTGTGTCGCTATCAGGAGGTCTTTTTCCAACTTCCCAATACTTCAGAAGAAAGTCTGGCAATCTCAGAGTTATTATCCTTACTTAAAGTATCAAACACTTTTTGGCTTGGTAATTTATCGACATTTTTCCAAAGCCAAATATCTTTTTTAAAGTAAGGTATGGTAGATATCTGTGCTGATTGATCATGACTCGCTAGTTTATCCGCAATAGATGTAAATAGTGATTTACCAGTTGATTTATCTGGTGTTAATTGAGGTAGTGGATTATTAGCAAAATGAGATATATTCAAGAATAATATATCTATGTTCCATTTAATTACTTTCTGCCATATTTCTGATACCGAAGAAAAATTATTATTCGAAGAAAAATTTAAGGTTGCAGAAATGGTACCCAGATCACTTGTTTTGTCTAACCTAGTAATTACTGACTCTTCTAAAGTATCTTTATCTAATTTAATCGAAGATAATTTTCCATTAATCCAATTCCAGAAATCTTGATCCAAATCCTTAACCCGTTCCAAAATACGAGTTTTAAAATCTAAAAACCTACCTGAATAAATAATGACATTTATTGACTGATCTCTAACAGCTGAAATATTATGAACAGTATCTTCTATAAGAGTCGATATTGTAGAATCAATTTCACTAATAGCAGATTTTTTATCAAAATAAGATTGAACTTCTAAAAACTTAGTTAAAACTTGATTCTTATTTGAGTTATAAAATTGATTAAACCATCCAATTACTTTCATGGTAAAGAAACTACCAACAGTTTTGTCTATCTTTATTTGAAGAAAATCTTCAATATTTAATGCGGGAAACTTAGTTGAAAATTTTGAAACTAAATCTTTATCAGATATTAGATCAATCCATTCCCAGAAAAGTTTATAAACTATACTACGATCATTAACGGAAAGACTATTGGTAAAATCATGGTTTATAGAATCCAGTTTCTTAGCAAAAATAATATGAGAATTATGTGTAACTGGAATTTCCTTAAGAGCATGCAGAAGTGTAGTGATTAAAGTGTTTTGTTGTACCATATCACTTGCTATGGAATTATATTGAGTAACAAATTTACTTGCGGCATCTTCCAAACGAGGTGCACCACTTGACAGTATAGTATTCTTAACGGCTTCAGGATTACCAGTATTTAAAATCTTTATAAAATCTTCTGGGGAAGGCCCCCTGCCATCACCAAGACTTGAGTCTGCCGCAAAAACAAGGAATGGTTGTAGATTAGAAACTACCAAGCTAGAATCCTTATAGAATCGCGGTTCTTCAAAGAGAAACTTATTAATAAATAATGCTTGGTTCTCTGATAACTTTTGTTTACTAAGTATAGTTTTAATTTGAGAGGCATCTTTCTTTTCAACAGCATCTTCCAATTGTAAAAGTATTTGAGGGTCTCTAAGAATTGACTCGAATAAAGGGGTACAGTTTTCTTGGAACATTAATATTCTAATTACCAGTAGAGGATTACCGATTAGCTCATCAAAGTACAACTTTTCATCACCAGAGACTGCGTCTCTCTTTTTGTTGATAATCTGAAATGTAAAAATAACCATTTCAAAGAAACGAATTATCTGTCTAAAATTGGAATCAAAATAGGACGCCAAAATAGAACCAAATTTATCTAATTTAGTGTTACTTTCATCGTCTTTGAAAATTTTACTCAATTCCTCCTTTTGAACCTCAAAAAGATCATTGTTGATAAACTGCTTAAGTTCTGATGAGATTGGAGGGGGCAACCTCCAATACACATTAAATATTTTCTTTAAATATCGCCTACCTTCTTCAAGTTGTGCGGCAGAATCAACATTCCCAGGCAACAACTCAATTCCTATATATCTTTCTAAGACAGTATGATCTCCCGCAACAATAAATGATAACTTTGGTTTATCAAAAAAAGTCCTAAGATTATCTAAAACATCTCTCGCCACAGTTGGAGTAACTCTGTCCAAATCATCAATATATACAAGAAACTTCTTTCCTTGATTATGATCAAGTTTTCTTTTTAAGAGATCATCAAATTTATCAACAGTAGATATAGTTTTACTGCCCTGTTGATATGTGGATACACTTTTAAAAAGTGCCAGTCCAGTTGGCACAATAAATGAGACGGCAATTATTTTTAGAAATGTTTTTATGCCGACAGGAATTGTTTTGTATATATCAGCCCAAAACGGTAATTGGTTGCCATAAAAATATAGTGTAAGGCAAAGACCAAGATACAAACCAAAAATAATTATCACACGCCAATCAATTACATCTCGAGAAACATCAAAATACAGTTCCCTTGATTCCGTGGGGTTTCGAAGAAATGCTCTAACCTTACTATAAAAGCATAGTTTTGGAGAAGGTAATTTCCCTAAAAACGCACGAAGAAAAGATATCTTATCACTGGCAAACTTCCATGGGTTTATCCATAAAATCTCAAAGGTTTCATCTCGTTTTTTTAATTCTTTCTCTAGATCTTGGAGGAAGCGAGTCTTTCCTTCACCCCATTTGCCCGATATACCAAATATGAAGGAATCATCCTCATGATCGTGGTTTTTTATAATAGTTGAGGCAACTTGTTCTACAAAGTATTTTCTACTGTCCATTCGATAATTGTATACTGATGTGAAAATCAAAGATAGTTGGTAAATTTTACCTACTTCTTGTCTACATACGGCTCCTAGACTCCCTAGAGGGGTTGCGTCATTCATTAGGTATATGGAAAATGTAGCAATACCAAGGGTTTCAAAAGCACCTTATGAACAATCTAAAGTAGAACCAATCAGATACTGCCTATATGCACGTAAATCAAGCGAAGCAGAGGAAAAACAGGTCTTATCAATAGATTCTCAAATAAAAGAGATGTTGACTCTGGCCCAGAGAGAAAATCTCAATATTGTGGAGATAAAGAAGGAATCACATTCATCCAAAGATGTTGGCCAACGACCAATCTTTAACCAAATGATTACTGAAGTTAAGGAAGGCAAGTTCAACGCGATCCTTTCATGGCACCCTGATAGATTAAGTAGAAACGCCGGAGACCTAGGGGCCCTCGTAGATTTGATGGACCAAAAGCGTATTATTGAGATCAGAACGTTCGGACAGAAGTTCACAAACAACCCAAGTGAGAAGTTTCTCCTTATGATACTCGGTTCTCAAGCCAAGCTTGAAAACGACAACAAAAGCATCAATGTGAAGCGAGGTCTCAAAACCAAGTGTGAAATGGGCCTATGGCCCTCTGTGGCCCCTACAGGATACTTAAATAGTACCAACGTAAATGAGAAAGGAGTGGTTTATGTAGATAAACTGAGAGCTCATGCTATTAAAAAGATGTTTGAGAAATCAGCCGAGGGGCATAGTGGCAGAAAGATATTCTACTGGCTCCGAGATGAGATGAAGTTTAAAACAAAATCTGGAAAACCTCTGACATTGAGCAATATCTTTATCCTCCTTAAAAATACCTTCTACTATGGATCATACGAGTATCCCAAAGAAAGTGGAAGATGGTTTATTGGAAAGCATGAACCCATCATTACCAAAGAATTATTTGATATTGTTCAAGAAAAACTTCAACGATCGATTATACGCGTGGACAACAAAGAGTTCGCCTTCACTAAGCTTATGAAATGCGGACTATGTGGTTCTGGTATCACCGCTGATGAAAAGTTCAAGAAACAAAAGAATGGAAATGTGCACAGATACGTCTACTACGGATGTTGCAAATTCCATGATAAAGAATGTAAGTGTGGATACATACGAGAGGAGGATCTTATTAAACAGTTTGAGGATATGATTGACAAATTAGACCTAGACGAGATTGGTATGAAAGAGCATATAAAGACAGAGGTAGAGAGGTATAAGAAATTTCAGTCAGGAGTACTTGGTAAAAAAGAGAAAATAAGTGTAGCTGATATTGAAGTTAAAAATTACGCTAAGTATATATTGAGAGAAGGAACTAGTTTTGAGAAGAGAGAACTACTGAGTTGCCTGAAAAGTAAAATTAGGTTAGAAAACAAAATAATTACACTATCCGATTGACAGGAAAAAACTTTTGAAATTGGCGCTCGTTATTTAATAGTTAATCTGCCATATAATAATTTACATCAACATTAATTCAGCATTGCTCAAATCTCTATCTATAATTTTCTTTGCTTCATCTGTATCCCAATTAAGTGAATGGATAGCCTCAATTAATTCCGGACGCATTGTCCATAAGCAACGATTTTCCTCTTGTCCATCTTCCGGATATTCAAAAGTTGCCAAAAAAGAAACTTGAAAATTTTCATTCGGTAATCTAAAGCCCATCTCCTCTGCGATTTTTCCAGCAAATCTACCATAATGAATATTTGCTCCGGCTTTCCAACCCATTGCCACAGACATCATTTCTGATGTCAAAGCATGTTCCGGAGAAAAATAATTCAATAGTAACATTTTTTCTTGGGTCTGCCCTGGATAATTATTCTTAAAATATTCAACAAATTGATTTGCTGATGGGTATAAATATTCTGTTATATTATTTTTATCTTCCATAATTGTTATTTAACAGTATCTTCCAAAACTTTTAATATCTCAGACATAGCCAGTGTATCTAGTCCACAGTATTCTAGTAAGTCCTTAATCATCTGTTCTTTTTTCTCTTTACTCTTTTCTTCTAAAAGAGTTTTAATCCATATTTCACCAACCATACCCCCACTGGAGATATTAAGTTTTTTATGATTATGTTTTGTGATGACAGGTAAAATATCTTTTATTGAAGCGCTACCAAGAAAATCCTTATCAACAAACCAATTATTTGCAAAAGGAACTCTCAAGTCAACGATCCTATCATTTAAGCCAAGTAAGAATTTTTCGTGTTCTGGATACAACAAAGCCATCTCTTTATTTCTACCCATCTCCACGCTTTTATACCAAACAATTATAGAACCGCTCCCCTCAAAATCCTTAATCATGTGTTCAATGACAGACGGCATCGGGTTTGAGTATTCCATTGGTAAATATTCTTTGTGAATCAGGGCAGAACTAGGTCCTTGCAATATATCTAATGAATATTGAAATGGTATTTGTTGATAAGGGTATGTACCATCAAATAATGGAATAGCTTCATGTATTGTCTCAAAATCAAAAAAGTGGATAGGATATTTAAGAGTATTTATAAATTCTTTAATTTCATCCTTATCAATTATCTGTTCTCCTGATCGAGTTGCCTCTACTTGAAATTCCTGCCTTTTATTTTTAAGTTTAAAGTCCGGCGGTATTTCATTAATAGATTTTATATTTAAATCTTCAAGATTAGCTATGGTTTCAGTGTTGAGATATGACAAGTTATAAATACTGTATTTATCAATGCCACCACTCAGGTTTTCATATATTGGTAGCCAATCGGATAATGACCCTGAACCCGCATATCTCGGCGAAATGTCAGGTATTTTATTTAGTGATATAACAGCAAGTGCTTTTTTAATATTATTTCTAGTCTCTTCCAATAATTCTCTTACTTCTCCAGATATATCTTCCGATATTACAATTAGCTCATCAGCTTTTATATTACCTGAACGAATATACTTATTGTTTATGTGAGCAACGTTTATATTTCTAATAACTAACCCAGAATCTTCAAGTACTATAGTTTGAAAAGCAAGATCTGTAATATGTTCAGGTTTTACTTCTGCACTAGATTTTATTTCAATCAGATCATACTCATTATCTCCGACTCTTTTCAGAACATCTACAATACAAGTTATATTATTTACTTCAAACCTACCTTGAAAAATAGTCTCCGTCTTACCATTAAGTGCCTTCTTTGTTCTTTCAGGCAAACTTAAATACTCATCATAACTTTTAAATCCAAGATACTGACCATTTGGAAATAACTGCTCTGCATAATCTTCAAGACTGTGCCCTACATCAAATCGAGCTTGTGTTTGTTCATCAATAACCGGTAATTTAGACTTATCATGTTTTTTCAACCACAGCCATGCTGGGTGTTTTAGAAACATCATATATTCTGATTTTGAAAGTGTCATATTAAAAGATTGGAAATGGTAGATTGAATTGTTATTTTTTCTGTGGGAACAATCACATATCGCCACGGTTTTACTATTCCGTATTTTCCTAAACTCTTCGAGACGAGCTCGCAGTATTTATCTGCCGTCTTCTTTTTCTCTTGTACGTCGAGATCCTGCATCTCTCCCTGTGGCTTTACTTCAATCATTACAATTTCATCCTTTAGCTCGACTACAAAATCAGGTTCATAGCGATGCTGTGAATTGCCGACTTCATCACGCCAATAGAGCCCTTCAAATTGATTTGGGGCAGGGCGAAGCCAGTCTTCTACAGACGTCTCTTTGTCTAGGAGGTATGCCATTCGTGCTTCATCTGAAGAATCAAACTTATACATCGAGTGGCAAGCTTTGCTAAATCCTGTATAAATTTTGTCTCTTGAAAAACGATCAAGCTGTGATTGTAGGGTTACAGGCTTCTCATCAAAAGTCCGGGAGATATTGTACTGTTCGAGGTAAGGCTTAGGTTCGCGGATAGTAGACTCTAAATAACTCTCAGACTTAAACTCTTTATGGACCAACATCTGGTCGTATATTTCTTTGGCTATTTGTCGGAAGTTATTTTCCACCATCATCTTGAGCGCACTGGCATCACTCACGAATGATTTATAGTGTGCCACCGCTTGACCTGAGAGCTTGAGCAATAGATCTCTCTGCTCGTCATAGTCAACGAGTGGATGATCGAGGAGCGCGGAAATAATAGTATTTTCGGGGCTTTGAGCACGTCCTTCTCCTAGGCTTGATACTCGAGTAAGCTCAGTCTCTCGATTTCCCTGATGAGCAACGCCAAACAAATCCTTTTCTTCTTTACCTTGCAACGATTGCTCAAGTATCGATGCGTCTGTGGCAAATGTACTTAGTTTCTTTATATCCAAATCAAAAGGCTTAATCGTAAGCTCGCCATAGTGAGGGGTGAGCATTAACCTCGGGATAGGAATGTTTCGAGTTTCAATCGTTTGTCTAGAAATACGCCCGATATTTTCCAGTTCTTTCTTTGCGGGTTCACTCAAAACATTAAATAGCGAGCCTTCCTCATACGGCACATCGGCTGTCTGCCCGGTACCAGTCTGCCGATGGTACTCGGCAAAACTTTGCTTTCTTGCTTCGTTCTTTGCGGTTATCTCCACGATCTCATCTATCTTGTTTTGTATTGTTGCTACTCGAACATCATCAGGGGTATCGTCTCCAATCACCGCGCTGACTGTTTTGGTTGCTTGTGCCTCAATCTCTTGCATTAAGCTGGTACTTGCTTTGATTTGCTCCTGAATGTTCGTTACAAACGCGGACTGCACCTCAATAACTTCTTTCACTACTTTTGTATCATCAGTTGAAATACTTTCGATATTTGATGGCTGAATAAGGCGAGAGTGTTGTGCTTCTTCGATAACCTTTGCATAATTATCATGAGCAACAATCATTACGCGATCAACATTTTTATTTCCTGTTTTTTCTCCATAAGGCAAGCGGAGACCTCGACCGATTGTTTGCTCTGTTAAAATCTGAGCGGCAGAAGATCGGATTGGTGCAATGGTGTAAATATTCGCAACGTCCCAACCTTCCTTGAGCATGTTTACATGGATGACAACTTGCACGATGTTGTCGGGATGTTCAAGGGATATCAGCTTTTCAATCGTTTCGTCTGCTTCATCTCCTTTTGTTTTTGTATGGACCTCGATCACTTTCCCTTTGTATGCACCACCTCTAAAGTCCTCACTATCAATCAGTGTACGCAACGCGCTGGCGTGTGCTGTGTCCTTTGCTACAACAAGCATCACCGGCTTCACTTCCTGTTTGTTGTTTTCAAGTGCGTACTCTGTCAAAGCTACTTTTGCGCGTTCATGGAAAAAGGCTGCGAGTTGTAATTTACGAGCGTCGGTTTCTATAGATTCAGCATCCCACTGAGCAAAATCAACATCGGCTTCTGTGCCTATCCATGGATCTTTCACATATCCATCACGAATAGCGTCCCCAAGATTATAGGTATAGAAGATGTTTTTCTTGAAAATAAGATCTGTCCCTTTCTTCGTGCTTGTTGGAGCGAGATAAGGTGTAGCGGTAAATTCAAGTCCAAACAAAGGATTGATTCGATCAAGCGACCCCATCGCCGCATCGGCATGATAGTGATGCTATTCATCCATGAGTATCACCAAGTCACTCAGCTCCTTCAGGTAGTCAAAATAGGACAACAGCTTACCGTCTTCAATGCCGAAAATTTCTGAACCTTTTGTAATACCTTTTTCTTTTTCGATATCCTTCTGCGCAAACTGCTGAATGTTAAAAATATTTATTTCTATTTTATTTTTGAAAAGCTGTGCCAGCTGGCTTTGTCCGTAGTTTTCTTTTGTGATGACTTTTACACTCGACGTAGTGAGCTCTTCAATGCCTCGAAAGACATACTTGGGATT